TACTCGATGCCAACCGAAGTTGGCGACTACCCGACGCACTCCGCGAACTGGCTTACGCCGGCCTCTGGAAAATCGTCTGCCGAGAATGGAATAAGGAACAAGCCGAGCCACTCCCAGAAGAACGACTACTGCAGTGCTGGCCTCAGGATGCCAGAGCCACCCGTCACTGCCACGACACCGAGAGGTGGTGGGCGTCGCGAACCGTCGAGCAAAAGACCCTCCTCGCGGAGGAAGCACTGAACGCACAGTTCGACCGAATCCAAGAAAACTGGCAAAGAGAGAGAAACCCTGACCTCGAGGTCTGCCCGTTCATCTCCCGACACTCAGTCGGAAAATGGGAAGACCCCGCCAAAAACCCGAGAGCGAAGTGGAACTGCGTGTGCGGGTCGGTCAATCTACTCGCCAAGAACTGGAGACAACACGAGGTAAGCGACAAGCATACGAAGTGGGTCGCAGAGGGTCGCAAGGTCAGCGACTGCATCAAGAAAAAGATACTCGACAACACCTGCCACGTGAGATACATGGGGTCGGTCTGGCCACACGCAGAGCCGTCGACGGTGTGGTCGAGACAAAAAAAGAACAAGAACTGGAATCCGGCACTAAAAATATGCCAAGGAGCGGTGTGCGACCCGATGGCCGGCATCTGCGGACTGAAACTGGTGTGGAAACAACCCGACAGACTATACCATCCGCAATCCCTGAACGAATGGTGCTGTAAAGAACTGAAAGGACAACCGTGGGACTACAAGCCGACCGACTCACGCTGGATTTTGAAGACGAGTGACCCAGAGTTGAAGGGCAGTGGACGCAACATCAGCCTCGAACCCTTCGAAGTGCCGAGGGCACTCCCCCGATTCCCAGACAACGGGTATGTGAGAGTCGCACGCTGTGGAATAACCGGTCGGAACATAGAATACATGACCCAAGCAGACTGGGAAGTAATCCGCTCGATGGAGGAATAAAAAGGTAAGCAAAAACTTCGGGGCAGGGGTCGCCCCTTTTTTTTCGGCGGAGGCGGATGGCGGATATTTAGGAAAAAGTCGTCCGTAATCCGCCGATTTTATCCAAAAATAACTAAAACAATATAAAGACTTTTTTCTTGTATTAGTATATAACGCCCTGAATGACCGAAAACGCCGAACTGCCCCTCGTAGACTCTGTACCAGCCCTGACCTTCGCAATCCAGCGAAAGAAAGCGTGGTTAGACGGTAAAACCCTGACTGAATATCACCCCGACTTGAAAAAGTTCGTGGCCTACAAGATGCTCCCGAATGAAGTGACGGAGGGTCGTGCCGAGAAGCACCTGAAACAACTGAAAGGTTCGGGTAAGGCGGTGTATGGAAGTGTTAAGGAACATGTAGATATGTATTATCGTGCGATAAGGCGTGATAAAAAGACGAAGGAGGTGGTGATGGCGAGAGCGAAGCACGGGTGGGGGCGTGCCTACCCCAGTGGCAACTTATCTATTGCGACGATGGAGAGGTTCGCCCGTAATACGATGATAGACTGCGTGTATTATGATTTTGATATTGTGAATGCCCAGCCGATGCTGTGCCTGAATGTGTGTAATGACGAGGGTGTGCTGAAAAAAGTGCCGACGATAGTCCGCTATTGTGAGAATAGAGACGCCGTCCTCTCTGCGGGTATGGCGAAATACGGCAAGTCGAGAGATGAGGTGAAAGCGGTGTATAATAAGGTAATGAATGGCGGGAAGATTGCGGAATGGTATGCGGATAATCAAGACATCGTGAAGTTTAAGAAAGAGTGCGAGTGGGTCAGAGAGCAAGTCAGGGCGGTAAATCCTGAACTGTTCTCATCTGCTCGAATGAAGAATGCTCTGGATAAGGACATACCAGAGGGTCAGCGGGTTAGTAAAAACCTGCGGACGATGTTCGCACTCTGGATGGCGGAGTTGGAGTTCCAGTATGTGTCGGCGGTTATGGAGTGGTGTGAGGGTGAAGGTTTAATGACGAAGGAGGGCTTACAGCGATACACGATTGCGGGTTATACTTACGACGGGGTCGTGCTACTCCGAGAGGTGGTAGACGCATACTGCAGGAAGCGTGGAATAACCTTGTCGGTCTTATGTGAAGAACTCACGCAAGTAGGGATGGATAAGACAGGCCACGAGTTAGAGTGGAAAGTGAAGGGGACGGACGAAAAGCACGACATCAGCGAGCAGTACGCGGTGTGCGTGGCAGAAGTGCCGTCGGCCATACCGTCGCCGTCAGGCAAGACATTCTCGGAATATGTGACGGAGTGGGAGAAGACGAACGCGTTTATCCGTGGGAGCGGTGTATATGTAGAAATGCTCCCAGCGACAGGTGAGTTTAGACTGCGAGACACGGCACAGTTGAAGGCGAGTAATCAGCACCTCTGCGTGATAGACCCAGAGACAGGCAAGAACATCAATTTTATTAAGATGTGGACTCAAAATAATAACGATATAAGATGCTATGAGAATATGGACGTGTATCCATTCGCTCCGGCGTGTCCGCCAGACTGTTTTAATCTCTGGACTCCGTTTGATATGGAGCGGGTAGAGAACTGGAATGAAAAACCTGACGTGTTGGCGAAGTTTATTTATCATGTGCGAGAGGTGGTGTGCGGGACGACTTTGAACTCGAAGTTTCAAGAGGGTTTTGAATACCTACTGGACTGGTTGGCTCACATCATACAGCGACCCCACATCAAGAGTGGTAAATGCCCCGTTTTAATCTCTCAGCAGGGGTCGGGTAAGGGAACGCTGATAAGAATACTCACACGCATTTTAGGCGAGACCAAGGTGTTTCAAGCGGTAAAACCGGAGCGGGATGTGTATGGCGACTTTAATCCGATGATGGAGAAGGCAGTACTGGTCAATATTGATGAACCGGAGAGTGCGAAGTCGGATATGTTTGAAGGCACGATTAAGAACTTTATAACCGAACCTACGATGATTATTAATGATAAGTTTGTGAAATCTCACCGCATCAGGTCATACCACCGCTTTATTTTCACGACGAATAAGGCGGACGGTGGAATAACGGTGGAGGAGGGCGACCGACGCTTTTTTATGTTGAGGATGTCGGACAAGCACAAGGGCGATATGAAATACTGGGATGAGTGGGAGAAGATACTGTCTGACCCTGACCCAAGTGGGTTTAAGACGATTTATAACTGGCTGGCGACACGGGAGATTGGCGACTTTATGCAGAAGACGATGCCGAAGACGCTATATCAGAAGAACCTTGAAAGGAGCAATAGGACACCTCTCGAATGCTGGCTGGAGCATTTAGTAAGAGACTGGATGATGAGAGGTGGCGACGAAGAGAGAAAAACGATGACGGTGACAGGCACGGAGGCGTTGTCGCTGTATCTGGACTTCTGTGAGAAGCAGGGGTTGCCGATGAAGAATTATAAGACCTCTGCTGGTGGGTTGTCGCAGTTGGTAAGTAATCATTTAATAGGGACTTATGCCACGAAGATTGGAGCGGTGGATGTGTATGCGACTCGGCGGTTGAGAGGTGGCGATGCGAATAAGAGAGAGTTTAGGTTAGATGTGCTATTTGATTGGTTTGAGAAACAAGGTGTTATGAAGAAGGAGGATTTTATGGGCGATGCTGGCGAGGATTTAGAGACAGAGGAGGTTGTAAATCTCTCGGAGGTGACTAACCACGCCCCACGAAAGATGAAAATACGGGCGAAGCGGAATGAAGCGGAATTAAATATCTCGTAATAATATATAATATGGGCAAGAAGAATAAAACGAAAACGATGGGAGCAGTACCGTCCATGTATTACGAGATGAATGTAGACGGGGTAGTTGAAGAGGAAGCGACCGCACCCCCCACGGATGTAGACGGCAATAAGGTTTATGAGGAGGTGGTGGCCAACGCCGAGGCTGAAATACAGAAGGCGAGAGATTTGCTTGTGCAGGAGATAGGCGAAGAGTTGCCGAGTGAAGTTTTAGGCGTTATAGACCTCTCGGGAGGTGAAGTAGCACCACCGTCGTCGCCAGAGGAGAAGAAGGACGATGACCTGTCGCAGAAGCAGAAACAGCAGAAGGGCGGGTATAACGGTTGGTGGTGGTGGAAGAAATAATCTAAATAAATAATATTATTACTATGTATAGCATAGCAATAATGAATAGCACACCATTCGAGACGAACCTGTTGAAGAAGTTCCACGAGAAGGGGTTGTCGGAGACATCTGTAATGTTGTATATGAAAAACCTGCGTCGGCTGAACGGGGGACAACCTCTCACGGATTTTAAGTTTTTAGACCGCCCAAAAGTGATAGAGGATTTTTTGAACCAGTATGCGGAAACCACGAAGCGGAACTTTATTATTGCGATTGTCTCTGCGTTGAATCTGGCGGGGACTACTGCGAAGCATAAGAAGTTGTATGGCGACTACTATAAGATGATGATGGAGAAGAATAAGGAGATTAAGGAAAATGGCGGGAAAAAGAAAGAAGACATGCCGTCGTGGGAGGCTGTACTCGAGAAGTATAATGCACTGAAAGAGAAGGTGAAAGAGACGACTGATTTTAGCAAGGATTCGGCATATAACGACCTACTGAAATTATTGGTGACGTCGCTGTATGTTCTCCAACCGCCTCGCCGGAATGGCGATTATTTAGAGATGAAGATTGTGCCGAGTTATAATGAGGAACTGCCGTCGACGGTGAATTATTTAGACACGAAAAAAGGAGAGTTTATTTTCAATAAATATAAAACCAGTAAAAAGTATGGGGAGTTCCGCAAAGCGATAGAACCAGAATTAAGGGCAATACTTACCCTCTATTTGAAACACCACCCTAATCTCTGGGAGGGTCGTAAGCAGAAGAAAGAACCCGTCCCGTTTTTAGTATATCGCGACGGCGAACCCCTCCACCAACTCAACTCCATAACACGTTTAATTAATTCGGTGCTTGGTAAGGGGGTAGGTTCGTCCGCTCTGCGACATATCTACATAACGGAAAAGTATGGCAAGGTCGAAGAAGAACAGGCGAAGGATGCCGAAGCGATGGCTCACTCCGTCGGCCAACAGAAAGACTATATACTAAAATAGATATAAATATAATATTAGTATAGTATATACTGATACAGATGGACGTAGACGAAATAAAACGCAGACAGGCTCACCGAGAGGCGGTCTATAAATGGCGACGAGAGCATCCCGATAAATACCACGAGACAGCGAAGAAATGCTCTCTCGCATACTACTATAAAAATCGTGATGAAATCGCCGAGAAGAGACGCAAGTTGCGGATTGCGAAGAAGGCCGAAGGTCTGATTTAATTATATATATATATTTTATAGATATATAATGACTGATTTAGCAAGTATAGCCGATGAGTGGTGGCACGCAAGTCGGCCAAAACCTTTTCAAGGAGGGGCTGAACCTGTGAAGATGGCACAACCAGACTACTACAAGGAGCATCGTAATATTGTGAAACTACTGGAAGATACTGGTAAGTCGCTTTTGAACGAGGCAAAAGACCAGAAGAACGAAGCGACCGCGATGGCGAAGAAACTGAACGCACCGAACCCCTTTTTTCACCTACGAGGTGGAGAGTTTAATCTCGACCATCTGGACATGCTGGCGAGGGCAGGTCAGGCGTTATATGGCGACCTCACACCCGAGAAAGTAGTGTCGGGGGCAGTAGACGCAGTCCAAGACCTTTTAAAATCTCCCGAACAGAGAGAAAAAGAAAAGAGACAGAAGGCAGAAGAGGAGAGAATACAGAAGGAGAAGGAGGAGCGTGATGCGGGCAAGTGGTCGTCATATATAACGCCGTTTTTTCACCTCTCGGGAGGTTCGACCGATAAGTATCTGGCGATGGCGAAAAAGTTCGCGAGGAATGCGGGATATAAGGACTGGGACTCGTTGATGTATGCTGATGACGGAGCACATAAGTTAGTGCTGGCAGACCAGAAGTTCGGGAATGATGATTATGGCGATTTTATAAAATATATTTTAGAAGACGGTCTGGAAGAGGCATTAAAGCACCGCAAACGCTACTTGGCACGAGCAACGAAGATACGGGGAGACTGGGCGAAGGACATGTACAGCCCTAACTCTCTCGCAATAAATATTTTGTGGGATGGTAAGGGGTCATACCCGATGAGTGGTGGAAATATTTTTGATACAATATCCTCGATACGATTTGGCCCACTCGACACAGACCTACTCGCTCAGGGATTGCGTCAGGCGAACCCTAACGCCTCGAAGATATATGACGGGTTGAAAGGTATGTTCGGTGGAGCGAAGACTGAGGCAGAGTTAGACGCGATGAAAGTGAGAGACCTCATAGAATATGGTAAGTCTGTGGGGGTTAAGGGTTTAGATGGTAAGACAAAGAAGTATATTATGGATAAGATTATATCTCACGAAAAGACGATGCCAGAGACGGTCGCACCGAAGGATGAGGGCGGTCTGACCCCACTAAAACTGTATAAGATGTTACTGATGGAGGGGAGTCTGCAGAATGATATAATACCTCTGGCGAAGAAGAAAAAGATAGAGAGGGTACTGCACAAAAATAAGAAAACGCTTGTGGACGAATTATTTGAAAAATTACTTGATAATGAAGACATCCAAGCGACCGACTCGATTGAAAATGTCCCCAAGGTCGTTATGTATTTATTCGGAAAAGGGCCAGACCCGTATGCCGACGAAGACGAAGACGAAGAGGAGGAGGATGAAGACGAAGAAGAAGACGAAGAAGAAATAGCGGTCACGAAATATGTATACGACACGAACCCTTATTTAGTAGAAAACGCGAGAGCGGGTCTGCGGTTTAGAGACAGGCGTGTATTCGACCCTGTGACAGACGAAGAGGAGGGGACGTTGGGAGACATGCCCGAAATAGCAAAATTAGTAGAAGAAGAAGAAGGGGTTGGCATCGAGGAGAAGGTTCTGGCAGAAGAGGCGGGATTATCAGAAGCCGATTATAAAGAACTGTTAGAGCGAACATACAACCAGTTAAAGGATATGTCGCTGAAAGAACTACAAGAACACGCCGACGAGCTCAACATACCGTATCAGAAATACGATAAATACAAAAGTAAAGAGGGACTGACGAGAGAAGTTGCGATAGAGTATCTCAATAAAGGGATTAGAGATACGATAGGAGAAAAAAAGGGGTCAGGTCGCAAGCCCACACTCGCCCCGCAGGATGTGTTAGAGGGCAAGAAGGACAACCCAGTCGTTGAAGAGACGATTGAAGAGCCGATGGACGACAGCGACATCCGCCAGTACCTCCCGAACGCGAAAATAATGCGATACTCTGGATTGGCGAGGCTCTCCGACATCGAGCAACTGCTTCCAACAGATAAGTCTTATGTGGTTTTATTATATGAGAACACCCCTGGGTCTGGCCACTGGGTCGCTTTAATGCGGTATGGCCGGACGATAGAGTTTTTCTGCTCGTATGGCAGTAAGATAGATGCTCCTCTCCGATGGCAGAACCCGAGAGATAATGCGATGCTCGGTCAGACCGCTCCTTTTCTCTCACAACTGCTAAATAAGGCGAAGCGTAAGTTCCGTGCGATACATAACCCCGTGGCGTATCAGTCGAAGAGAGACGGCGTGGCGACATGTGGTGCGTGGGATGTGATGCGAATAAATCAAATGAAAAATCATAATCAAGACCTACAAGATTTCCACCAATTTATGGAAAGCGTGAAGAAAGAAACTGGGCTCACTTATGACGAGATTGTAGTGAATTATGTAAGTAAGCGTTGAACCTGTGGAGTGAAAATCTCTCGACGAGTGGCGTTGAGACTTTGAAAAATAACGGATAAGAAAAGATATGGCGTGTGATGGCAACTACGACAGGCATTTATATATTATAGAGATTAAAAAGGTGGTAGGTTTTTACGACCTTTTATCTTTTGTTTTAATTTATCCTGCACAATCAGCCTGAGTTCGCCGACCTCGTCCGCCGTTTTTGGTGTTTTTTTGCTTACCCTTTTGGTTGGGCGATAAAGAGGGTAATCCCCTTCTTTTTGGCCTACATCCGCCCATTTTTCTTTGAACCACCGTGCGAGTGGACGGTCGCCGTCGTCCGTATATCGCCCGCCGAGTTCCTTATAGCGTTTTACCACCCACCCGCTTTTGTATGCACTGTGCTTTTTATACTTCTTGTCAGCCTCCGCTTTTACACGGGCATATAACGCCTCGTCGAGAGGCTGTGACCCACCTGCGAATACCGGATTGTTTAGACTGTGTTGTTCTCTTATACGGGTTATAGGATTAAAGAAAATACCAGATGCCGGTGATTGTCTCACTTCTGTCGGGTGGTCTAACCGACCTTCTAAATTGTAGAGAGGGTCAGCCGAGGCATAAATGCGGGCATTCTTTTTCGCTAAATTGCCGTCACGGATGTCACCGAGTAGGATGGCGGGGTTATAACTGCGTCCTTTTTGTATCATACCCTTATGAATAAATTGGTCTAAAATCTCACCGCCGAGAGAATGGCCGACGCCGTAATAGATGTATTTATCGGGTGGGTACTGCTTTTGAAAGTTAGAGAGAGCGTCGAAGTCTCTCTCCCACCTGTCGGTGTTGAGAACACTATTCGTGGCGGTGGGCAACCACGCTTTTAAATCCGTCCAGTCGGCAGTACCGCGAATAGCCACCACGAATGCGTTGAAATAGTCGTCGCGATAAATGGTGAGAGTGGGGTTTTTGAATACGACCTTATATCCAGCGACGGGTTTCATTTTCTGCGATTCTTGTGGTGAGACATACGAGTTCTGTGCCATGGTGTAGAGTGTCAGCGGGTCAGGCAATAACCCGCCATACAAGTCAGAGTAGAACCCTGTCCGTTCTGGTTCGGTAGAAGGGTAATCTGGGTTCATTTTATTTTCGTCTATTATATTATAACACGAAAAAATATGTCAGCGTCAAACATTATAGACCCAACCAACCAGAAGATTAATGACCGCTACTTGCCAAACCCTTACCCGTATCCGGCGTTCCCGAGCGATTTAGCACAAACATTATTGGCTGGCGATGATGCAGGTAATCAAGACATGGTGAATATCAATCTGGTAGACGCACAAAAATTCACGCAGGCGACGACGAAGGGGTCGTTGATGGTGGGTGATGGAGTCGTTACACAAGAATTGCCTGTGGGTGCGAATACATATATTCTGTCAGCGAATAGTGCCCTGCCATACGGTTTAGAATGGGTCGCCAGCACGACCGGCCCAGCAGGCCCAACCGGAGCACAAGGCCCACCCGGTTCGACGGGTGCGACAGGAGCGACTGGAGCACAAGGCCCACAAGGCCCACAAGGCACACAAGGTATTCAAGGTGCGACAGGTGCTACTGGGGCGACGGGAGATACAGGTGCGACAGGAGCGACCGGAGCACAAGGCCCACAAGGAGCACAAGGCACTCAGGGTATTCAAGGTGATACAGGTGCGACAGGAGCGACCGGAGCACAAGGCCCACAAGGAGCACAAGGCCCTCAGGGTATTCAAGGTGATACAGGAGCGACTGGTGAAACAGGCCCAACTGGCCCTCAGGGAATACAAGGCATTCAGGGTATTACAGGAGCAACTGGCCCAACTGGCCCACAGGGTAGTTCGTCATCATTTTTTAATTATACTAGCGAAGTTAATAGTCAAACACCCCCTCCTGCCAACGGGCGAATAGAATGGAACACCACGAATACAACGCTGGCGACATTTATTTACATATCATTTTTAGACGCACAGAACAACGACTTAGAAGTATTTTTAGAAGCACTTACTTCGGGAGATTTTTTCGTTATTCAAGACGCGAACACGAATGCGAATAGGCAAAAGTGGCTTATCAGTTCGACCCCTACGGTTTCGTCGGGTTATATTATCTACCCTGTGACATTATCATCGTCTACAATAGACTTCCAAACCCTCGGGAGCAATCACCCCCTTTTACTTATTACTACAAGTGTAGGAAACACAGGCCCAACTGGCCCACAGGGTATTCAAGGAGATACAGGTGCGACAGGCCCTCAGGGTGCTCAGGGTATTCAGGGTATTCAGGGAGACACAGGAGCACAAGGCCCAGTCGGGCCACAAGGCATACAGGGTATTCAAGGAGATACAGGTGCGACAGGCCCTCAGGGTATTCAGGGTATTCAAGGAGACACAGGTGCGACAGGCCCTCAGGGTGCTCAGGGTATTCAAGGAGACACAGGTGCGACAGGTGCGACAGGCCCACAAGGCCCACAAGGCCCTCAGGGTATTCAAGGCATTCAGGGTAATCAGGGTATTCAAGGAGATACAGGTGCGACAGGCCCTCAGGGAGTTCAAGGCCCACAGGGTATTCAAGGCCCAACAGGAGCATCGGGGTCAGCGTCCTATGTGACATACACACCGACATTCACCAATCTTACAGTTGGAAATGGAACACTCACTGCACGATACGCACAACAAGGACAATTCACCGATGTATATGTTCGCCTTATATTCGGTTCTACAACCGCAATCACAGGAACAGGTGTGTCGCTTACTCTGCCGGTGAATGCCAATTTTGCTTCTGCGAATGTAGCGAACGCGACAGCCCTGAATGGAAACGCGACCTTTTTTGATACAAGCACATCAAGCACGATTTACGGTGTTATAACATATTCAAGTGCGACGACGGTCACAATCCGACCTTACTACCTGTCGGGCAATTATCAACTCAATCAGCAACTCACGAGTTCCGTCCCTTGGACATGGTCGACGAACGATGAGTTTTTCATCACATTTTCGTATCATTCGGTTTAGAAAATAAATATCTCTACACATTATAAAAATGACCTACTATGACTTGAATATGAACTCTAAAAAAATCACCGCAACAACGGCGGTTGAGAGAGATTCAGCAGTAGCAACAACAAGCGTGGGGCAAGTATATAAAGCAAGCAATAGCAGTCCTGCGAATTGTGCTACTGAATTGCGAACTGAAGGAGGGTCGCAAACAAGCACAGGAAAGGTTGCTTTATTCGTCAATCCTGACGCATCACAACAACTCGCAGGATACTACACTTACACAGCGACTACTCCTGGTTTATTTTTGCGAAGTAATATCCCTGATACCGCACAATCGGGGACTGAATATTGTGTTCTTACGGACAACGCAAATCCCGGCGTAAATGAATTACCTGAAAATAAAATATATTTAAGAAATACCTCAACCTTGGCAAATAATACAATCACACTACGAAGTGCTTTTGATTTGTTAGGTCAAGAATCTAATCTGGCGTTGGGTATAGATAGTTTTTTATTATCCGTGAATGGTGGAGGAGTTTTATCAATACCAACTGGCAGTTCATCAACAAGCGAACTGACGTGTCGCCGAAGAATAAAGTTTAATACCGACTCCAGCGTCTCACAAACAGGTATTCTTGCGAACTCAACCATTAATGCGACGACGACAGGAAGCACTACACTCACCAACGCAGACGCATTTAGAACTGTTATTAATACACCTTCGGCGGTGGGTCGCATCTTTGTTCTACCCGCACCGTCAGCAACAAATATAGGGTACTGGTGGGAGGTGTGTAATAAATCTGCTTCGCAATCCATCACGATAAATAGCAACGCAGGTGTCGCACTCGCGACCATATCAGCAACAACGGCAGGAGGGGCGGGTAATGTGGCGAGGATAGGGATAGATAGTGCAGGGACAAGTTATTTTCGCACACAGTAATTTTTTTATCTGCCTAACATATAGGCACATAAAAACAAAATGACCTACTATGACTTGAATATGAATAGTAAGCGGATTACCTCCGTTCAAGACCCGTCGTCAGCACAAGATGTCGCTACAAAAAATTATGTTGATACTGCTCCCGCACCTGCTTATGTATTTAATAATATAGTTTATTTTGGAAACGCTACTGTTACAACACCCTTGAAACTTTACTATTTAAATAATTCTGGAAACTGGGTTTTAGCAAGTAATTCAAACTCGAGTGGAAAACTACTCGCATTCGCAGTTGGAACAGATAGTAGCGTTAATGGTATGTGGATTGCTTCTAATACAGGAAATATCCCTATTGCTGTCGCAACCGCCGATATAGGTTCTCCTGTTTTTGTAAGTTCAGTCGCAGGTGAAATTACTGGAACACAACCAGCAGGACAGGATTTAAGTTTGGTAAGACAGATTGGATATAAAATATCGGCGACAGAAATAAAGTTTTTTCTTTATCCTATATATATAACAGCAACGGGAATGAATGGATACGGAATAGCAACACAAGTAGGCGGAACTTCGTCAACAATTACAGACACAAATCAATATACTCTCCTTGCTTGGACGGCAACATCAGGGACAAGAACTTTTACGATTTCAGTCGCAGGTCTTTTTGATGTTTTAATGGTCGGCGGTGGTGGTGGTGGCGGTAGTGGTGTGGGATATGGAGGCGAAGGCGGTGGCGGAGGAGGTGCTGGTCAAGTGATAGTAGAAACTTTGTATTTACCCGTAGGAACTTATGATGTGAATGTTGGTGCTGGTGGGGCAGAAAGTGTAGGAGGCACTATTAATTTTGGCGGTTCAAGTGGTTTTAATTTACAACCCGTAGGTTCAGCAGGAACACTAAAATATGAAGCATTAGGCGGGGTTTGTGGTGGTTCAAGTTGGGGTGGGGGTCAAAAAGGGTATAATTCTGGTGGAGCGTCTTATAGAGGTGGATATGGTGGTAATCCAGCAGTTGCTTCATTTGGTCTTTATGGTAGTGCTGGTGGGTCTTCAAATGGGTCAGGCAATAATGGTGGTGGTGGTGGTGCGGGTGGTGCTGGTTCTCAAAGAACTTCAACTACTCCTCCTTCGGCAACAAATCAAGGTGGAGGTGGTGTTGGTGTTACTACTACTTTTACAGGAAGTTCTCAAACATTCGGTGTAGGAGGTTGTGCTGGTGGTAATAGCGGTAGTGTCCCTTCTGCTCCTTCTGCGAATACTGGTTCTGGTGGTGCTGGTGCTATTTCTACGGGTTCAGCACAATCAGGAGCAACTGGTTATATGGCGGTAAGGTTCAGAATATAATGAATAAAAAATAATCTCTACATAATACAACTACAGTATTATTTAGACATGTCAGTATCGAACATAATTAATCCAGCGACAGGCAAGATTGCCGACCGATGGTTAGACAGTAATGTATTCGGGGGGACAACTGGCCCAACTGGGGCAGTAGGGCCTCAGGGCACACCAGGCGGGCCTACTGGGCCAATAGGGCAAATCGGTTCAACAGGCCCAACTGGCACATTTGGCCCAACCGGAGCACAGGGTATTCAAGGATTAGGCTTTACCGGTTCAACTGGCCCGATTGGCCCAGGAGGCCCAGCGGGAGGCCCAACTGGCCCACAAGGCACACAAGGTCCACAAGGTATTCAAGGTGCGACAGGCCCAACCGGAGCACAGGGTATTCAAGGACTAGGCTTTACCGGTTCAACTGGCCCAATTGGCCCAACTGGGTCAGGCACTACAACTGGGTTATTTCCTCTCGGTGTATCTGGGACGCAAATGTCGCTCCAATTTTCGGCGAGGGGTGATTTAGCGGTTGGAGCGACAGGCCCATTAGGGCAACCCGGCGTTATATTACCGTATTCCGGTAGAGCGGGAGATGTCCTAACGGTGAATCCATTTCAGCCGGCAGGTATGGAGTGGAAGCAACAGAGTTCTCAGGGGTCGGTGATTATAAATAGAAGCAATAAGGCGACGCAACAAATAGACCCGCCGTCGTCGGCTACTGACCAGATGATTTTAGTTGCCGAAGAGCCGAATGCGAGTTGGGATGCACAGCCGAACCCTGTTGCGGGTGGGAGTGCGTCGTATGTGATTGATTTTATTGGGGATGTTATAAATCTCGTGGGTGGTGGACAGCGACAGTATGTCGGAGAGGTTAGTGACTCAAATGGGGTGAGGACTGTCTACTTGGTAGAAAAAATATCAGCGACTACCATCGGGTTTTTTTCAGAGTCAGATGCCTTAAAAGATGCGAGGATTATAAAGTGTGTGAATGAGGTTGGGGCAGGGTTATTAAATGAGAGAAACTTATTATGTGGTAAGTTCGACAAATTCACTTATACAGACGGAACAAATGTTCCCGTGAAAAACATAGCATACATCAACGCTTCCACGAATCAGGTTGAGTTATTACCTATTACGTCGGGAGTACCTGACCCATCATCGGTGTTAGGGTTCGGTGACCAGTTCGGGGGTGCGAGTTGGGTGTCAGGTGTAGAGTTAGGGCAGGGAACGTCTCTTGCCCCAGTCATTATTATTTATGGTAATTTCTCGGCGGTAATCAATCTTAATCCTGCCTCAAATACAGGAGACTTTTTGTCGATGGTTTTATGGAACTCGTCGACAGGGGCTCTAACAGACCACGACTCAACCCTCAACTCTGGTTTTGGGTTAATAGATGCTACTGGTGCGTTTGCTGGTGGTATAATAAATAGCAGTTATGCCTTATCTCCCACGAAGTATGCATTCGTTGGGAGTTTCAGTCAGGGGGTAATTCAGTGGTCATCGCCCCCCGCCACTTATCACATATTGCCGATGTATGGTTTAGCGGTTTTAGATTTATCAATAGCGGGAGGGTCGGATAGATGGGTGAATACTCCGACTGGGCCGGTTATAATTGGCCCAGTTTCACCACCGTATAAGGTCGCACGTGCTATTGTGAAAGATACGATTGGTGGCAATCCTGACGCTTATATGATTACAGGAGACCAGACACCTATTATATATAATGCGAATACGAACCAGACTCAGACGACTACATGCTCCGCCCCCGGTTTTCCGGCAGGGGTGACATCACCGTATAATTCAATAATGGTAGAGCAGGTTAATTTTGGGGCGGGAGCAGAGTTCGCTTGTCTCGTGTTATTTATGGATACAAGTTCTAATCCTGTATCTGTCGTGAGACAGACAGCCGGTTCATATCCCAATTTTATTCCTCTCGACCCGTATCCGACAAATATGCAGGCATCGTATGTGAATGGTGTGACTTCGTCGTATGGCATACAGCCACAAGTATCAGCCACCCCAGGGACGTATGAAATTATAGTAGGGGCAAATACTGCGAACTACATATATGACCCACAGTCACACGGGTCGTTAGTATTTACAGCGACCGGAACAAATGGCTTTTGGTATGGGGGTGACGGAGTGCTGTATCAGACCGCTACATTTACAAGCACGGGTTCGCCACCGCCACTCTATTACGGCAAACAGGCTCAATCGTATATCGCGACAAATGACGCGAGGTCGTGGATACAGGTCGGAGAAAAACCTGCGTATCTAAATTATTCATAAAGCATATAAAAATAAAATGTTTAGGGATATTGGGGAACAGTCAAGGGCATTCGTCGCTCGAATGGCGATATAAGACCCGCCCCAGTTGCGTCCCCATCCTCCACCCATTATATAATGCTTGGCATCTGCCAAATATTATATACTAATATAATATAAAGCGATATTTTACATTATTACAATAATGGTTGGCTGGAACGAAGTGAGTGAATTGATTGAGAAGGTTAAGCGGGAGCATGGTGTCCTGCTGACGAGGCGGGGGTGTGCCGACCTCTCGGACAACGATGTCTCGACGCATTTTACCGAGAGAACGAACTACGATAATATAACGAGAGCGAAGTCTGAAATACCGTTGATATTCAGTCCACGGCTCACGTGGCGAAGAGTGACGGGGTCGTATGGTGGTAAGCACGTAGTCGAGAGGTGGAGAGATGAATTGTGGTGTTATAAGAACTCGCTGTGGGATAGTTACTGTGAGAATGGTGACTTTATCGTGGCGATGCTTCTGCAGGACAACGCAGATTTTAGGATAGTGCGGTTCTACAAGGAGTCAGATGGGAGTGTCAATATTAATTGCGGGTTTAGGGTTGTCGCCCACGAAATGCGATAGGGCGGGGATTGGAAATATATTACGGTGACCCTGTGAGCATATATGTTGCTTAATCTTCCAAACTGACACGTCTTTTTTGCCACAGGGACAGTTCATATATGCCTTGCGGACAGAACCGCCGAATTGTTTTACATGCTGATAAATCTGCTCCAGTACTTCTGAGTGTTCCACCTCATATTTTCTTCTCTCGGCGATGGCCTTTTGTTGGTTCGCCCACACCTCGTCCTTACTCATTTTGCTCGGCATTATAGATATATCGAGAGATAATAACTCACCGCCGTTGGCGGTTCGTGGCGAACCTTGTTTTTTCACATTATTACAGGGTAGATTTAGATTATTACACCATTTTAGGGGTTAGATTATTACATAACCCTAATATATTATTACTTTTCGTAATAATTTTAAAATTATTACTGAAATAATGCGGATTATTTACATTATTCCGCATTATTTTACATTATTACCGCCGTAATAATGCGTCGCCGAGAGATTTTGATGGTATGGTATATATTTAGACGGTATTATTCTCTTGGTATAGTGTATAATACCGAATATGTCCTCTGCAGAACCAACTCACATCTATTATGATTTGGAGGTTGCTAATCAGGCTCTTAATGACACTGGCCTCCCACCCTCTCGCCTCTCTTTTACTCAGGTTCGTAGTTCAAGCATCCTTGACAACCCCAACGACTATTTTATGTCGATTGTTAGGTTTAGTTTAGACACCGCTGGGGCTTTGCCTGCTATGATTCCCCAGATTGATTTACAGCAATCCAACGACCCATCGTCTAACTTTTATACACCGAACTTCCCTAATAAGACGGTGTATGAGGTGACCCTTGATGTGTCTGCTGGTGGTGTGAGGTATGTCAGCACCAAGCCGGTCATATATATCCCCCACATTAAGGCGGGTCTGGTCTATTCAGGGTTCTCCGCACCATCCGCTCCACCTCTCACCATCCAATCCGCTACAACGAACTATTACTGGGTTCAAGATTTAAATCAGTGGATACAGATGGTGAATGATGCGATTGCCACCGCATGGGCTGACCTCGTCTCTCAGGCGAGTCTCACGGGCGACGACGCCATATCACCTTACCTCACATGGGACTCCGAGAGAAATGTCGCCACGCTGTATGCCCAAATAAATCTTTTTAATCAAGGAGCATTCTGGAATCCCTACTCTACCCCCACCTCTCCCGCCCTCGCCAACTTATGGTTCAACGCACCCCTTCGGGTTTTATTTAGCAGTTTTGAATTCACTTTTCAGGAGTACGCACCCCCCGAATCGTTCCTCCTTCGCGTCTACGACCGAGGCGATAATGTCGTCGCCAAGGGGACTGCGATTGGCGGTATTACTAACCCCAAGTTCGACGCTTTCAAGATGGTTCAATCATATAGCACTGGGCCGATTATGTGTCCCATAGAATCCCTAATCTTTACTACATCGCTTCTCCCCGTCCTACCTTCGTTGCTCGGCGTCCCCGCCCTATTTAGCGGAAACTCAGGGGTCTCAAATCAAGACAATAATAACATAATTAATACCGTGACAGATTTAGTCGTTAATCTCACGACGGGGTCTGAATACCTCCCGAATGTTATTTATGAGCCTACTGCCGAATACCGCATGTTAGACCTGCAGTCCAACGCCCCTCTCACCAGCATTCAAATCTCGGTTGTCTGGAAAGACATCTTCGGACAAGTCCACGACTTTTATATCCAGAACGGATGCCAAGCATCGTTGAAAGTTATGTTTAGAAAAAAGGCCTACAACAACATCGTTCCATTTTCGGTGATGAGTTAAAATGTTTAGGCAGAGTTTTTTTTGTTATGATATATTATAAAAGATTCTAATATGTCATCTTCCGATTTCAGCAAGGTTAAGGTGTTAGACGATGTCCTCGCCACAACCGACTCTGTCAAGTATGCCGTTGTCAAGGGTGCTCAGAACATCACCCCCTCCGTCAACAACGCCATCTCGAAGAGCAATAGCAGTATCACCTTCAATATTCAAACGCCTAGCGAGGCTACGGTGTTGTCCCGTCGTATGATGATTCAGACGAAAATCTGCTTTCGTGTCACAGGCACTCGTCTCGCCCAAGGCCCTCTTCTGGAAATAGGTGCTGATTCCGCACTTGGCCCATTCCCCTTCCAGTCTCTCTGCAACACTATTCAGATGACTATTAATAACAACACCGTCACCCAGAACCAGCGTGACGTGATGTTCGCTCTCCAGAGGTTCGGTGATGTCCGCGAGACCTACCGCTACAACACCAGCACCCCCGTCGCCTACGACCAGTACTGGAACTACGCTGATGCTTACCTCGCAAATAACAACCCCAACGGTGCTTGGAATAATGTAGCACAAGACCCCTCTTACCAGCCTCGCGGTGCTTTCAAGTTGGCATCTGTTACTGGCAACGTCGACGGCTCTGCCAACACTGTTGCGAATGTCGACTTCGTCGTTGAGGTGACCGAACCTCTTATGTTGTCACCCCTTATCTGGTGCGACCCCCAGTCTAACAACCAAGGTTTCTACGGTATTCAGGTTCTCAACCTCGTCTTCAACATCGGCACTACTAACCGCTTGTTCCGAACTGCTGGTCTTAATATCGACCCCGCTCAGGCACTCACAGTAGAACTCGGATTCCCAGGGGGTGAGTCTAACGGCAACGCTTTTCTTGATACTCGCCTTCTTATCCAGTATTACACTCGTCAGCCCTCCGACCTTGTCCCTGCTCGTAACGTCGTGCCGTATGCTGAGTATCCCAGATACATTACCAACGTCACCGGTACTATTCCGGCTGCAACTGGGGGTGGTAATACCGGTCTCGCAATTACCCCTGGGGCTTTTCCCACGATTGAGAGCAACTCAATCTCTCTCAACCAAATCCCCGACAAGATTATCATCTTCGTCCGCAAACGCCTCGCCAACCAAACCGCCCGCGATGCCGACTGCTTCTTCCCCATCAAGCGTCTCCGTGTCAATTTTAATAACAAGGCCGGTCTCCTCACCTCTGCTACTCGCTGGGACTTGTGGAGAATGTCCGTGGAGTCTGGCTCTAACCAGACTTGGGCGGAGTTTAGCGGTTCTGCTGTTAAGTATCCTTCTGGCTATACTGGCGGTGTCGCGGAAATCCCCACCTGCGGTTCTGTTCTTGCCCTATCTATGGGTAGGCACATCGAACTCGACGACGTCTTTGCCCCTGGGTCAATCGGACAGTTCCAACTCCAGTTCTCGGTTGAGATTGAGAACCTCTCTCAGGACGCTTACGCTGACAACACCGAACTCGTGCTGATTACGATGAACACCGGTGTCTTCGTGCTCGAGCGTGGAACTTCTCAGACCTACACCGCCATCTTGTCTCGTTCTGATGTGTTGTCTGCCTCTTCGATGCCCGGCTACAAGTCCAGCGATGTTAAGCGACTTGTCGGTGGTGCTATGGAGGACGGTTACAAGTCCCTCGTGGGTCTCCCTGACTTGGGTGCTGGCCAGTCTGGCGGTGGCCAGTCCGGCGGTGGTCAGTCTGGCGGTGGCTACTCTGGCGGTGGCCAGTCGGGAGGTGGCCAGTCGGGAGGTGGCCAGTCTGGCGGAAGAATGAAGAAGCATCTTATGTGAGATTTTAGCAATATTATTCAATAGAATTATTTTATACAGTTAGTGTATAACTGTATTAAATGACGAGTTACAACAACGATTACAACCGTAATCTCGCCAGTCGTCAGCGAGCGTTGGACTATGCCAATATCGCCAACGACAAGTATGAGGCTCACGAAGACGACGCTCTACACGGCGGGAAACGCAAGGGTCGTCGCAAGATTACCGACGACGACTTGAAGGATATGGATTTTCGGGTCTACGGCAAGGGTGTCGCCGACATGACGGGAGAAGGTCTAAAAGAAGATTTTGATGATGCTCTCAAATGGGTCGGTGATAAGGCTGAAAAAATCGGCAAGATTGTAGAGACCGGTATGAAAATCCACGACACCATTAAGGGCAAGAAGAAGGACGACACCCCGCAGGGTATGCCTTATCAGCCTTATCAGCCTTATCATCCTTATCGCCCCTACGGTTATGGCCTCTCGGGAGGTGCTATGCACGGCGGGAGCGAACGCGGTGCTGAACTCGCCGACATTCTCAACCCCTCCGGCTCTCCATATCAGCCTGCGATTAAGATGGCGAACACCGTCGTCCCCAACGCACCCAAGGTCATCACAGGTCTCGGCAAGAAGAAGAAGCGTATCGGTCTCGCTTTCCCCTCACCCCCAGGGTTGAATGTTGTCGGTTCTGATTTAATGATGAAGGGTTCTAACTATTCTCCTAATGTCCACCAGATTCAGGCAGAACAGGCCAAGGACGGTTTTATTGGAAATGGCATGTCGGGCGGTGACTTTTTAGGCGACCTCGGCAATATCGCACAGACCGTCGCTCCCTTCTTGCCCTTGCTCGGTCTCGGTATGTCCGGAGGTGACTTTTTTAGCGACCTCGGCAATATCGCACAGTCTGTCGCTCCGTTCTTGCCCTTGCTCGGTCTGGGTCGTAATGGCGACCCCGATGATGTCTCATTTAAGGGCGGAGACTTTTTCAGCGACCTCGGCAACGTCGCACAGACCGTCGCTCCCTTCTTGCCTCTCCTCGGTCTCGGTAAAAATGTAAGAAAGGGGTCGAAGGAAGCACGCCGTTTTATTGCTCTCGTCCGTGCCTTGAAGAAGCACAAGGGTCTCGTCGGCAAAGGCTTCTTCGACGATTTTCTCTCGGGTCTCAAAAAGGTCGGCGACGTCATCGGTGCTGTCGCCCCCCACGTGGAGACGGGTATGAAAATATACGACAAGTTCTCGGGCAAAAAAGGTAGTGGCAAACTCGTCATAACCCACGGGGCAGGTATGTCTGGCGGTGGTGCGGGTCAGTATGATATGCCCGAACTCCTCGGTATGGAGGGTAAGGGTTATTCTGGCGGTGACCTCGGACAAATCGCGACTGCGATGGGTCTGGGTATGTCTGGCGGTGCTGATTACGGTGCTGAGGAGGAGGGCATCAGCGAACCTCTCGCCACCATGTTCCTCGGCGGTCGCCACCCCAGTACCGTCCCCAAGGCAGAAAAGAAGATGCTCTTTTTGAAGGCACTTGCCGATGCTAAACTCCACCAAGAACTCGGCAATCAACTTCGAGGTAAGGGTATGTCGGGAGGAGCATTATTGAAGGGTCTCGGCCTCTCTGGCGGTGACTTCTGGAGCGACTTCGCCGACGGTTTTAAGAAGGGATTTATGGGAACGCTCGACGTTGCGGGCAAGGTTGTCCCCTTCTTGCCCTTGCTCGGTCTCGGCGAGAGCGGTGGTGCGATGAGCGGATGCGGTAGAACCGACTACGACAATTCCAGCACCGCGGGTCAGTTCTCATACGGTCAGATGGGCGACACCGCAGGTAAAGCCAACGGCGGGGTCGGCGGGTCTCGTCCGATGCAGGGGTTCGGCGAACATAACCTCAAACTCAAACCCCAAATGAAGGGTTGCTCTCTGTCTGGGTTCGGCGACCTGAACCGTGAGGTCGGTGGAAAACGCCCTCGTTCTGCCCCTGCGGGAGGCTGGATTGCCCACGTAAAAGCGTATGCTAAACAGCACGGATGCTCCTACAAGGAGGCTCTCAAACGGGCAGGTGCGACATACAAGAAATAAAACAACGAGCATTTATCGTCGTTGTTATTTAGCGAATTATGTAGAAATATTATCTCTCTATAATTCATAAAAGTTATTATGCCATCGAAGCAGAGCGATAAACTCAAAAAACTTCTCGGGATGAAGGAGAAGAGAGTACCTGACTTGGTGCGTCACCGAGAGATGAATGATGTCAGGAACTACAACCGCAACCAACAAGCGAGAGTCTTCGAGAACGAAAAGCGTCAGGTCGCCCGTTATGCCGACGAAAACGCACCCGAGGGAGCGAAGGACATCGGGTCAGCATTCAAACTACAAGTATATACCCTCAAATTACAGGGTCTTCTCCAAGCAAAGGTAGACGCAATCAAGCAAGTAGAACTCGTCATCGGGACTGCGAATGCTGGGCAGAATATTACTCTCGGAGCAAGTCAGTTGAGAGATGCTCGTCTCGCCCCTTATGTGAATACCGTATTCGGTAAAGCGGAAATCGTGAATGCTTTTAATGAAATGATGGCATTCATCAAGACCTACATGGGAGACATCTTCTCAGACCAACGAATCCGCGACAACGCTTACACTTCTTATCTTACACCTCTCTCTCAGAACCTCGTCGCCACCGCAAATGAATATCCCGACTTTTATTCTTCTCTCGGCGAGAGACAGGGACAGGCAGGCGAAAATGACCGCCGTGCCAAAGCAATATTCAGACAACAGAGTATCCAACTCTTCTCTCTATTAATGGCGTGTGCAGAGAATATCAATATTCAGGCTCTCCGTCCCATCACCGCAACTGACGTCGACCAGTATGCCGAGAGAAATGATGTAGAAGAAATTATCCGAACCAGAGGCAGGGCTGTCGTCCCGACTGTTCCAGCCATACCCCCAGGTCAGTCAATCTTACCAGAAATGCCTAATGAACCTCCTCCTCCTGCTCCCCCTGCCCCTTATCCTCCTGCTGGCCCAAATCAACCCATACCCATCCAACCCCAGCAACCGCAACAGCAGGGTCAAGCACCGGTGGCAACCGTAGACTCCACGAAGCAGATGATGTTGGCATTCGAGGCAGACGGCAACTCTCTCCGTCGCTCTGATTATCAACCCCCAAATGGAACAGGGTTCAGGAGAGCATTACTCGCGTGGAACGACCAACAACCAAACCCATTCCCTGTCCCTCGGGTCGTAGATATAGAGTCGGCACGAGTAGAAATCCGTAACGAGCGTCAGGGAGGACAACCCGCACCTCAACCCGCACCACCCGCACCTCAACCCGCACCCGCAGTAGACCCGCGTCAGGTTGCACAATTCGCCAATCCGCCATTCGATACAAATGACCTCGTCCAACGAGAGTTGGGGATTCAAGCAGGGACACCCGCGTATAACGTCACCGACACAATTATCAACCTCACAAAGGCGGTAGAAAACCAAGAACAGAGAGTTATGAACGCCAAAAATGATGCCGACGTCCAAGCGGTGTATGACGAACTCGACCGAAGAAGCAGACCCCAATACGAGCAACTGTATACAACCGAAGCAGAGAAAAAAGACGCAATCAGGCGGGTTATTCGTGCGATGAGAGACGTACGCATACGGTTCGCACAGCAAGAAAACCTGCCACAAACCAGCGAACGAGCATTATGGGGTATGGGTAAAAAAACCAACGCCAAGGTGTTCCTGCGTGGTTGCGGTGTCCCCGAAGAGATTATCGGAACTGCAATGATGCGTCACGGTCTCCCTGATGACGCAGAGGTTGCCGACCTCGAGGGTAGTGGTATTATGGATACTCTCAAAGACTTCGCCGGTTCTGTCGCCGACTCTGCCTCTGGCTGGTTCAATACCATCAGGGCGAATATGCCCACCATGTCCGACGTCCGCCGTGCCGTGAATAAAGTTGTCCCCGACTCTATGTCGTCGTATCTCCCCTCGGGTCTCCAACGCACCACGCTCGACAAGGCAAAAGACTTCTTCGGGTTCGGTATGTCGGGAGGCGAGTTCCACGGCGACCCTCGTGCGACCCACGCCCGTCATCGCGAACCCTTCGAGAACTTCTTCGACAACAGAGGTTATAGGCAGGGAGCAGTCCATAGAATGACTACGATGTTCGTCCCTGACTGGGAGTTGTCAAGCGGTCTCAACCGTCTCAAAGGTGGCGACCAACTCCGCGACCAAGACCCCGAGGTTCTGCGTCGCCAAGACCACCACGACGTGTCTCTCTACAAACCCGCAGTTATTCAGCAACCCATTCACGGATACGGCCACGACGGCGACGAGGACGAGCAATACGAGGGCGGTCTCAAACAACGCCTCCGCAGACCCATCGACCCCGAAGTCGTCAGCAAACCTTATATCAAGAACCCGATGCTCGTCCATCGTGTCGAAGACCACGACGAATTTATGCCCCGTGTCCTCGACGACGAAGGTCTCGCACATTACGAGGAGTTGGAGAAGCCTGCTGATATGGATGAAGACCCGAACCCCTTCCGTGTTAGAAATGAAAATTACAAGGTTAATACTGGTAAGATGAAGAAGGTCACATATCATACTAAATAAATTATTCTCTCGACATAGTATATCAAAGAATGGATATTACTCAACAGCGACAAATAGAGCAGGACGTACTGCCCTTCGTCGATGCCGTGCAATGGGACGAGGCGACGCCAATCCAACTCCTCGGCACGGGTTCTCAACAGGCACAGAAGTATCCGTCCGACATCGACCTTTTTTCGGCAATCAAGCATACAAAGGTCGACGACATCGCAGGGATTTATACGCATATGGACGCCATTTTTGAGAACGCCGACGCTCTCGGCGACATGTATTTTATAGAGTTCAAACTGCAGAATATCGACGGGTCTAAACAAAAGTGGTTTGAAACATCTACCATATCCGAGCAGGATTTAGAAAAAGCAGTTCCAGCAGGGGGTCAAATCGACTTCGTGAAAGTGGATTATGTTATTTTCATTCGTGACCGTAATCTATTCACCGAACTCTCGTCCATCTATTCATTCTCTCCGATGCCTGCCGTGAGAGTTCTCATAGAGAAAATAAGGGGCGACTTCAATATGTATTATAACGACGGCAACTATTACAAGTCCCTAAAACGAATGTATTCAATCTACAAACTCCAAGATAAGAAGGAGAAGTTAGTAGAGTTAAGCACCCTATTCAATTCAGAGACAGGTTATAAATACTCCATAAGTTCCAATCTCAAAGCAATCAAACTACTACTGGAACATTACGGCGATGACCCGTCTATTATCAACGCTCTCCGTGCCAATCTCTCGGATATAGGACATAAGGTAGGTGAAAAGATAGACAGCGAAGCAAAAATAGACGCTATTATCGCCGACCTCGATAAGCAAATACAACAAGAGACCGTCGTGTGGTTAGGTCGCCATAAATCCATTCTCCCGCCCGATGTCCGCTTCTCGGGTGGTATTCGGTCTCCGTTCCCTCGTATGGGTGGCAAGTCTAAACTCGCCGAGAGATTAATCAAGATGTTCCCCAAAGACTACAAGGTTTTCGTAGAACCATTCGTAGGTGGCGGTAATGTCTTTTTTCGTGTGCCGAAGCGTGAGGGCGTGAAATATGTCATCAACGATAAAGACCCCATGGTGTATAAAATAATGAAGGCACTCCGAGACAATCCAAAGTTCAACGACACAATAGACCGCAAGGCTCTCACTCGCGAAGAGTTCGAGAGGCTGAAAAAGAAGGGCAAAAAACGCACAGCCCAAGAGGACATCTCATTCATTAAAAACTCTTTTTTCGGTCAGGCAAGGTCGTATCAGAACCCTTCCGAAGGGGTAGATAGACAGATGGCAATCAAAACCGACTACACTAAACATCACAAGGAACTCCAAGGTGTCACCATAACTAACGAAGACTTCGGCACTGTCGTCAACCGTTATAAAAATAACCCCGATGCCTTCTTCTACCTCGACCCGCCATACTTCGGGGAGGAGATGGAGAAATATTACCCCGATTATGTTAAACCAGACCAAATCGTAAATGCTTTAAAGGGTGTTAAGGGTAAGTGGATGGTGTCATACAATAATGTCCCAGCGGTTCGCAAAGCATTCAAGGGTTATAAAATCCGCACCATAAAGACCATGTATTCAGACCCACGAAAGGGCGGGGTGAATATCCCGAAGGTTGAGATATTCATAACCAACTACTAGCATTATTACACGAAAAAAACCTAAACTTTTTTCCGTGTAATATATAAACGATATGAGTGTTCTCAATTTTGATAAGGTTGGTCGTCCTCTCGCCATAGTAGACGGCGGAGCATTAAAAGGCAAGACCGTATATGTCGCAACCGAAGACGAGCGTGGAGATATTAAGGGAGGACGCAAGTTCAAAGAAGTAGACCTGCCTGTCGGCAGTAAGTTCAAACTCATCCCTAACACGAAAAAAGAAAGAGAAATCCTGTATATATGTGGGCCGTCCGGTTCGGGTAAGTCCACATTCACCGCCAACTACCTCACCGAGTATAAAAAGAAGTTCCCCGACCGCCCCATCTACATTTTCTCGGCTCTCACCGAGGACGAAGTGCTGGATAAGATAAGCGGTGTCAAGAGAATTAAAATCGGCAAGGAACTACTCTCTGACCCTCTCACCGCAGAGGACTTCGAAGAGTGTGCCGTCGTCTTCGACGATATAGACGTCATCGGAGATAAGAAAGTCCGTGAAGAGGTTCTCAAAATCGCCAACCAGATTTTAGAGATTGGCAGACATTTTAAAACGACTGCCATATTCACCAACCATTTAGCGACAAACGGCAAGGACACACGACGCATTCTCAACGAGTCGCACATCCTCGTCTTTTTCCCCTCTGCCGGTGCGATGAAAGGCACGAACTACCTCTGTAAAGAATATATTGGACTTGATGACAAGCAAATCAAATATATCAAAAAATTAAAAACCCGCTGGTGCTGTTGTTTTCGCAACTACCCGATGATTGCCATGTGTGAGAGAAATATGTGGCTCATAAACAGCATGGACGACAGCGACAGCGACGACAGCGAGAGCGACCCCGCATCCGACAGCGACTAGTCTGCGAAATATTCAGACTTCGCGAAGTATTGAGCCTCGTACTCCGCCTCTGTGTTCTTCGGCATCGGCACGAACTCGGGGTGCTTTTCGGTGAATACTGACTTATTCAGTTCTTCAATAATCTCCTCATCGGTTTTAAACACCTCCTCCTTCTCTCGGAGAACCTCTTCTTCAATCTCCTTCCACAGCAGTCTCTTAAAGTGCGACCTGACGACGGTGTCGTGGTCGAAGTCGCATTCTTCAATCATCTCCTTCGCCTTATACACCATAAAGTTCGGAGAGAACTCGTGTATCAAATCCAAAATAACCATCTCAACGTGTCCCGACTTCGCCTCGCCAAAGAGGGACTTGAACTCCTCCACCTTTTTCCTGAACTCGCGATAATCCATATTATTCCTAAACCCGTTATATATTATTACAGGATTATATTTTATGTCGTTTCTCCGTGGACGGATAAAAAAGGGGCGACCCCTGCCCCCGATTGCTTACCTTCGTTTTATTTTTTGCCGTGTTCCATGTAGTATGAGTTGCTCACGTCGATTGCGAGTTGGTGTGTTCCCGTGGCGTTCGCCTCCACGTGGGTCATTTTCACCGTTCTTCTGGTGGGGTCGCACGCCTTGGAGCATATCGGGCATGCCTTTTTGTGCAGTCTCGCCATGTTCTCCCGTCGCCTAGTTTCGGAGGTCGCGAATACCTTCCCGCATCCTGCTACATAGAGCGTGTTGTAGACGTATTTGCTTTTTTGGTGGCCTCCCTTTATCGCCTCACCGCTCACGCCACCATTCGTGGCGATATACTCTGTGATGAGTTTGGATTTTTCCACCGCGTCCCTCTGTTCTTCTTCGTCCCCCGCCATTATTCGGGGGCATATGAGGCGACTCGTTTTCTCCTTCGAGTCGGTAATGATTCGTGTTGCTCCTTGTATCGCCATTCTTGCTTTTCTGCTGTCGCTGTGTTTTAGTATATCGTGAAAATCCAAATCAATTTTTTCCGCCGTGATGACTCCACGTCGTGGGTTTTCCGGATGTGGAGTCATCACGCCAGAAAAAATTGAAATGGTTTTTCCGGATTACGGCGGATGACAGCGAACGCAAATACACGAATACGAACAATGGCCACCAGAACTATTACCCGCAAGATGAAAATCGTCCCCGCCACCCGCGAGGTCGTCCCCGAACCCGAGGTGCTTCTCGTCTGCCCCCACTGCAAGAGAAACGAGAAGGAGTGCGAGGAGCAAGCGACGAATGTTCATAATCACATAACCGACTGGAAGCCCCATAACTGGGGTCTGTCCTGCGACGACTGCTACTACGAAAACCACCCCGAGGAGAGCGACGACGACGGCGACTGCTCCGTCGAAGAAGAAGAGAGCGAAGACGAATCCAGCGAAGCCGAATCCAGCGAAGCCGAATCCAGCGAAGCCGAGAGCGAAGACGCCGAATGCCAGACCGAGCCTCTCCCCGTGACCGCCGTCGGCGTGAGCGAGAGACGCGTCTACGGAATCGTCGACGACCAAATCGCACAGATGACGGAGACCTTCGAGGACAGACTCGCCGAGATGCGACGCCAGATGATGGAGGACATGGAGCGGATGCTCGCCCAGAAACTCGCCACGCTCTCACTCGCAAAACCAAGCAAAAAAGCCGAAAAAGAAAAGAAAAAACAAGAAGAAGAAGTCCGTGGATACTACGAAGTCACGAACTGGGAAGAAGAGTCCAAGCGTCTCCGTGCCATCAACCGAGAACTCCGCAAGGAGAGCGAAGGCAAAACCAATACTAACCGCAAACTGCAGGAGAAAATCGACAATCTGGAATCCGAAGAACCCGTCGCCCGATACGTGGCAGAACTGAAAAAGGTGCGTGAGGTGAATCAGGTACTCCGCAAGCGATGCGAGGCAAAAGACCGCACATACCAGAAGATGAAGGCGATGATTGAAGCACTCGGCGGAAAAGCACCAGCACAGGAGGAATAAACCACCGAAAAGTGGTAGAGGGTCAGGGGCGACCCACTTTTTTTTCGCGATATACTAAAACAGCGGGGGAGTCGGAGATGCCGGAGGAGAAGTCGAAGTTTTTGGGCATAAAACCCTATAAAAAAACGTCCTTACATCTTACATCACTTACATCATCCCCACATCCACTATCTCTACCCCCTCATCCAGAGGTGTTTTAGTATATCCGGCCGACCCGTGCGGGTTTTTTTCGGTTGGGGTCTCAATTTTTATAACCCTATTCTCGTGCGGATTTTCTACGGCTTCCGCCCTATTCACCCTCACCTGTGTCAGGCCATTACATATATTAGCGGTATTAGTAGCGAAGTGACCCGTTATGTCGCTATATTTTGCTTTGAATGCCTCTATAATATCGTAGTCGATGAGAGGTGCAATGTCTGCGAGGTTTTTCATATCTGTTTTTATTAATCCAAGCATGTCCTTCGGGTTCTGCCTCTGTTCTCTTTTCAGAGACAATTCTACCGCTATTCGCTTATTAATCTGGGCATACTGTAAGGAACATAACCTATGACCTTCTGCTCTTTTGGGTAGGGCAAAATAGGAGTCAATAGATTTTATAATCCCCACGAAAATAGAAGCAACTCCGAGAACGATGTTAATCTTATCATACCCTATCTCAATCCCAGTAGCGAACCCAATCGCAGACGACAGGATAATCACAGGCACATTAATCACATTCGACAGGCGGTTATACTTCTCGAACGCTGAGCGGTGCAACAGAGACAGCGATTCACACTCTTCGGCGTTCTCTTTCAAGAGATTTTCAACGTCAGTATCGTAGTCTAAATTGTCGGTCTTCATTATATAATAGCCCTATAAAAAAAAGGGTCAGCGGGTACTCGGTTTTTTCTATGTGCTTCGCACAGTATTCTATGAGAATTATAATATATCTTATATATTCTATATTCTATGGAGAAGATTGAGAACGGAGATATATAAATATTCTATGGAAAAAGTATCTTACACCTTACATCTTACAAAAAGGTTGTAAGGAGTGTAAGGTGTAAGGACGCTTTTCCATAGGGTTTTAAGGGCAAAAAGTGCCACTTCTCCTCCGATGCCCTCGCGTTGTTTTAGTATATCGGGCGAAAAAAAAGGGACTTTCCCGCTGTCCCTCGCTTTTCGCTTTTTAATTCTTTTTGCAGTATAGCGTGTAGGTCTCCTCGCCGTTGTTGTCGGTCGTCACGCGGTATGTCGACCACTCACCGCATTCGCAGGCATCCTGCGGGTATTCCGCGACGTCGCCTCGGTTTTCACCGCATTCTCTGCAGTGGAGGCAGTCGGCGGGGTCTTCTTCGTCGTGTAGGTATGTCGGTACGTCGGGGTATTTTTCATTGAGTAGGGCGTGAGCCTCCTCGCTGGTGATTTTCTTCGCCATCATTCTCTCGGCGAGGTCGGCGAAGTAGGTGTCCTTCTGGGTCTTGGTATAGGTAAAGGTGTAGACTGTCTGTGTCTGGGTGGCCATCGTTCGTATTCGTGTGTGCTTGTAGCGGTGTGTTTTAGTATATCGGCACAATTCATTTCAATTTTTTCTGGCGTGATGAGTCCACGTCGTGGCCGATGTAAGATGTAAGATGTAAGGAGTTTTTTTATGGCGGGATTTCGCAAAAAGTGCCACTTCTCCTACTTCTTCTCCGACCCCCCCCAAAAAAAAGTGGGTCGCCCCTGACCCTCTACTACTCACCGCTGGTTTATTCCTCCTCGCTCACCACCTCGGCAGGTTCGCAGTCCACGCACCCGTAGCACTCCCACTTCCCACCACGACCCCAGTATCCAGTTCCGCCACAGCACTCGGCCTCACCGCACGCCACGCCGAGACATTCTAACGCTCTGTTGGACACGGCGAGTTTTTCCTCCAGTTCGGCGACCTTCTTCTCCAGTTCGGCGATTTTCTCATTCTGTTTGGCGACCTTCTCTTGGACGAAGGTGCAACCGACGATGTAGTCCTCGTCGAAGACCACGTTGGGTGGTATTCCTGCCTCGTTGATGTAGTCTATGACTTCGTCGTCGTCGAATAGGTCTTGGATTGGCCAGCCTTCGTCCCGAATGTATTCCCTTATCCAGTCGTCGTTGATTTCGGAGAAGAGTTCGTCGTGGTCTATGTGGTATAGCACGTGTGCCACCATTGCTTTCCACGATTTGCCCGTGGTGGGGAGGTTGATGTCGTCGAGGTTGATTAGTATGCCGTCCATTTCGTGTGTGCTTGTTCGCTGTCACCCGCCGTCTACCCGAAAATCCATTTCAATTTTTTCGGGCGTGATGACTCCACATGCTGACCCTCTAAAAAAAGTGGGTCGCCCCTGACCCTCTACCACTTTGGGGTAGATTAGAATGTCCAGAGCAGGATTGAAGTTCCGATTGGCATCATTTTCTTCGTGGCGGGAGAGTAGAACTGAACCTCGTCACCCCGCATATCGTATCGGATGTATTTCCCGCCATATTTTTCGTGTAGATTGTAGAGTTTTTTCGCTCCGCACTGATAGAAGGTCTGCCACGGCAGGATAAAGGCGAATGACCGTTTTCTCTCGAGCAGGGTCTCCATTATCTCCCATTTGAAACTGAACGGCGGGTTCGACATGATGAAGTCGCGTGGACAGTCGGGGGCGACGATGTTCTCCCAGAAGTCGCCTTTTTTGCTGATTTGCGTGACCCCGAGTTTGGCGAGTTCTGCACCGGACGACCCGTCGCCGAAGAATGGTTCGTAGACTGTTTTACCTTGTAATCCTGCGTCGGCCACGAACCTCGCCCACGACGCGGAGCGGGTATAATATTCGTCGCTGAACTTGTTTTTGTTGAACTTCTGGGTGGCGAGGGCGATGCGTTCGGACGGTACTGCGACCCCCTGTATGGCGACCTTCTCCATTCCCGCGAGGTTTAGTTCGCGAATGATGTAGGTCAGCGGGACGGCGGGGACGACGGCACGGAGGGCGGGTGGCACGGGCGGGAGACGGCGTGGACGGGTGGCGGGAGGCGGTGGCGGTGGCGGTGGCTGACGGCGGTGTCGAGAGATTTCAGGCTGGATTGTGAATATTGTAGTAGGTTTTGGTATTCTGGATGACCTTCGGGGGAGGGTCGGGGCGATGACCCGCATAGCGGGATATGCCGTCAGCGGTACGGCTGGTATTATTGATTTTGCGAGTGTCTGACCCATTTGTTCGGCACGGTCGGGTTTTTAGAATAAAATGATTTCAATTTTTTCGGGCGTGATGACTCCACATCGTGAAAAGCCCCGACGTGGAGTCATCACGGCGGAAAAAATTGAAATGGTTTTTCTGGATATACTAAAACACAGCGACAGCAAAACTGACGATGAGCGTGAATCCGAATCTGGCGACCCTGATGGGTCTAATCGACGAACTCCAAGACCAAATGCCCGAAGGTAAGTATCTCGAGGCGATGAATGCCCTGCGTGACCTCCACGATGGGCGTGTGCGACACCCGTCACCGCCCCCACGACCCCCCCGCCAACCCTTCGTCGTGCCAGCGGGTCACGTGGAACTAACCGACGCAGAACGAAGACGACACGAAGGACTATATATGAGACGTGGACGACAAGACCAAGACCTACCCATGGTGATTCGGTCTCTGAACGCACCCAGCCTGTGGAAAATCGTATGCAGAGAATGGAATAAGGAGCAGAACCCGCCACTCACCGAGACCGAACTCCTGACATCCTACCCCTGCTTCGACCGAAACGCCAGACACAATATATCGACCGAGACGTGGTGGCTCAGACGAACCGCAGAGCAGAAAACCGCACTCATCCACGAGGCACTACTCCAGATATACAATCGGTTAAAGCAGGCATACGAAGAAGAACAGAACCCCAGCCTCGAAGTCTGCCCGTTTATCTCCCGCCACTCGGTCGGAAAATGGGAAGACCCCACCAGAAACCCGAGAGCGAGGTGGAACTGCGTGTGCGGTTCGGTCAATCTACTCGCCAAGAACTGGAGACAACACGAGGCCAGCGAAAAACACGCCAAGTGGGATGCGGAGGGTCGCAAGATTACCGACACAATCAGGAAAAAGATGGTTGATACGGCGTGTCACGTGAGAAGTTCGGACACCCACAAAGCCTGCCACTACTGGCCACCATCGACCGTCTGGACGAAGCAACAAAAGGACAAGAGCTGGAATCCCCAACTCAAAATCTGCCAAGGAGTGACATGCTACGAACACACAAGCGAAATGTGCGGATACCAACTGCACTGGAAACAACAGCACAACACATACCGACCCCAGTCCCTGAACGAGTGGATATGTAGAGAACTGAAAGGAAAACCGTGGGATTACAAGGTGACTGATACACGAGTCATTACAACGATGACCGAACCCAAGTTAGTCAAGATGACCACGATGCCACTCGACGCAACACAACACTACTGGATGCCACTGGCACACCTGCCCAGATACACACACAGTCTCTGCCCCGTGACTCGCCGAGAGTTCTACTACATGACCGAAGAGGAGTACGCAATATTTATCTCGCTGGCGGAATAAAAAGGTAAGCAAAAACTTCGGGGCAGGGGTCGCCCCTTTTTTTTCGGCGGAGGCGGACGGCGGATATTTAGGAAAAAGTCGTCCGTAATCCGCCGATTTTATCCAAAAATAACTAAAACAATATAAAGACTTTTTTCTTGTATTAGTATATAACGCCCTGAATGACCGAAACTGCCGAACTGCCCCTCGTAGACTCTGTCCCAGCCCTGACCTTCGCAATCCAGCGAAAGAAAGCGTGGTTAGACGGTAAAACCCTGACTGAATATCACCCCGACTTGAAAAAGTTCGT